CCTTGGCAAGGGAATCATCCCAAACGACCTCAAACTCCTTCCATTCGCCTCCTGCGACCGCTACGACCACACCCCGCTCTAAACCAAGCACTTGAAGGTAATGTTGAACCTGAAGGTTATAGTGCTCTGGTAGCTCATCCCAGTATTGCCTGGTGAACTTGATCTCCAGCACTCCGAGCTTGCCATCTGCCCATTCAATAATGCCATCAGGGTTGGCTTTCAGGATTGGGTTAGCAACGCTCTGCCAGGTGCCTGTTTCATGGACGGTTAGCCAGCCTTCGTTTTGCTCTCTAAACAAATCTCTGATAGGAGCTTCAAAAGCTGTGCCAAGTTTCATCGGCATCGAAGGCTGTACTTCATCGCTTAGCTGGCCGGTCTTTTCAGCCCAAAGTCGATATGCAGACTTCCATGGATTCTTGTTCATTACTGCAAAGGTGCCCAAGTACCTTCCGAAGCCTAAAGCTTCAATCTTTTCTGTGATGGTCATGTTGCGATTCTAGTAAGTAGCTAAGACAAAACCCCGGCCGTGTGATCTATGCCGAAGCATTACAGGGACGGTTCCGGGGTGTCTAATTTACTTTTCAGGCTTGAGTGCGTCCTCTACCTTGGCACCAATTCCATATTCGTCCTGGTTGGGATCTAAAGCCTTGATAAGCGGGCCTAGTATGCCACCTAAAATTGCGGACACTGTAATCTTGCCCGGATCCTCGACACCAGCCAACAACATAGCTCCAACAGAAGCAATTGCAGCTCGAAGGTATGACCAAAGTGCTGCCTTTAGTTGCTTGATGGTTTCCTCGTTTTTTAGCTTTTGAATAAAGGCTTTCACTTGTTGCTCCTAGTTTTGATGTAGCTGATTGGTTCTTCGTATCGAGCTCCGGTAAGAGACCAAACATAGTCCTTACCGTTTTGAATCTCGAAGTGCAAGTGTGGCCCAGTCGAAGCTCCAGAGTTTCCGGACTTAGCGATTAGCTGGCCCTCGGTGACTGTCTCGCCTTTTCTTACTTTTAGAGATCCTTTGTTTAGGTGCATGTAGCTGGAAGTAATCCACTTACCCTCAACCTTGTGTCGAAGCTTGATGATATAGCCACCGCCACCAGGTTCGCCGTTAGATCCTTTGATGCTCGATGGGCCGGAGAAGATAACCTTGCCATCTGCTATAGCGTAAACAGGGGTGCCAATTGCAGACGCGTAATCTATGCCGTTATGGTGCTTCCTAATTTTCTCTAGCGGATGCACCCTCCATCCGAAACCGTAGGTCACTTTTGGAATTGGCTTATTAAAAGGTAATCTCATTTTATAACCAATCCAAAAACTGCAGAGATAAGTCCAAGCAGACCGGCACTTAGTCCGGTGTAAGCGATTCTTTCAATCCAGGCTAAACGTGCCAAAGTCAGTTCGACCTCTCTAAGCCTGTCTGGAACGTCATCCAGGTGATCTAGCTTTTCGAGAATTTTGATAAGGGTCTCTCCATGCTCTAGCTGTTTAGCGTAGATAGCATTTTGAGTTATGCGAACGCCTGTTGTTTCCTCCGCCATTACTCTTCAACTTCTGAGAAGTCTGCCAGCTCCCAAGTTAGATCCGATTCGTTCCAGAAATAGGTAAAGCCATCGGTTGGATAAGCTACTGGAGCCTTCCATTGAGAGTTTCTTTTATCTAGTTTCCAAGAAGGGAATGGCTGAGGCGCAACAAAAGAATCTAATGATTCGTCATAGGTATAACCGACTCCAGCATAGTTTTTTCTAATCTTGCCGTTATAGCTAGTGCGCTTACAAACCTGACCTCTAAAGTTTCCATACCAAGTCTCGGGATCTAAGCCTTCAATTAGTTCGGTTTCATCAATTCCAACGATTACTTCAGTGACAATGTTATTTTCATCCAGGAATGCGTAATGTGCCATTATGCCCAACTCACGTTTCCGCTACCCGCTGTTATTGATGTGACTTTGTTTGCCCCAACTGTTGATGTTGATCCAGTTAGACCAGCGCCGATTGTAATTGTAAAAGCTGAAGGGTATCTCAGGATTACGATTCCAGAGCCTCCAGCTCCACCTGTAGCGTTGGCTGCACCTCCACCTCCGCTTCCCGTGTTTACAACTCCAGCTCCGGCTGTTCCCCCTCCGTTTAGGTTTCCGTTTCCTCCTATGCCAGAACCTCCGTATCCGGGTTCCATAATTCCGCTGGCCCTCCAATGAGAACCTCCACCACCACCGGCTCGTACAACTGAACTTCCAGTAACAGATGAGCTTAGACCAGCGCCACCGTTTCCGCCTTTGTTTACAGTAGCGTCAACACCAACAGTCGAGGCTCCTCCACCTCCACCTGCTGGAACGTTTCCTGAAGCAAGAAAACCAGTTCCACCAGCCAATCCCTGATTAGCCGTTCCAGCTCCACCGGGAAGTCCCGTAGTGTCATAACTGCCACCACCACCCGAACCACCAGTTCCGGCGCTTACGGTTGTCTGACCACCTCGACCACCACCGGCACTTGTGACTGTGGCGAAAATGGAGTTAACTCCTGCGGTTGCCGAAGCACCACCAGCTCCGACCGTAACTGTGTAATTTGTTCCTAATTCTAAACTCAAGGGGGTTTCTGCTGCTGAATTAGCTCCCGAGGTTTCTCCTGAAACAGAAAGTCTGTATCCTCCAGCTCCACCTCCACCACCAGCAAAAGTTTCCCCACCGCCTCCACCTCCGGCAATGACAAGATACTCAACTGGTACTAAAGCGCCGCCAGCTGAAGCAAGAATACCTAATGGAATAAGCATTGTTAGCCTAGGTTTCCGATCAAGTAGTAAACGCCTGATCCACCGAATACAACTGAAGCTCCTGCGAATTGCTTAGCAGTCTTTAGCTTTGCGTCTGCTGAAGATAGTGTGACACCGGTTCCAGCTGCGAATGTAATCTGCCCGGCACCTGCCTGGATAAAGTCGATGCGATCTCCCTGCTGAGTTAGCACGTTGTCGATTGTGATTGTGATAGCTGATCCAGTAGAGCGAATAGTTGTCCCAAGGTCAGCTGCAACGATTGAATAGTTAGCAGACTTGTCAGACCAGCCCGATGGCTCGTCGGTTAGATCTGCCCAAGCTGTACCGGTGTAATACTGATAGCGGTTAGCGTCCTGCAACCAGGTAAGCATTCCCTCGACCGGAGCGGTGAGTGCTGATGCTCGAGTAGCTGAGCTGCTAAATACCATGACAGACTGGTTCATCAGATAGTCGTTTAGATCCGAAGCGTTTAGAACGCTACCATTAGAAAATATTTTATAAGCCATTAGGCTTCCTTCCAAAGTTCTAGAGTTGTGAACCAGTTATTGACGTCAATTTCATGACTGACGCGAATGACAGTGTAGTATCCCACAATGTCCAGCTGGTTAGTAGTATAACTGACCCCAACCAAAGAACCCGGTGTAAACACCGCTGCAGCTGTTAGATTGCCCAGCCTGTCCTTAGTTGGAGTGACTACCTGGCTAACTAGCTTGGTTGGAGCTTGGATGTAAACAGCGTTTGCCCATCGAGCTAGCTCTGTTGCGTCGGTAGTGTTTATTGATACATCGATTGCAGACTCTCCATAGAGGTCAATCGAATCCTGATCCTTGCGGAATACGAATGTAGTGTCATCTGATTTTAGAGCTACATAGAGCGAGTTATAAACAGCGTCGGCATCTGAGCTCACGTTTATCTCAGCTAGGCACAAATGATAAGGGTCTGAAGAATGGTTGTTGCCAACTACGTAAGTTGTTGAAGTGCCGGTAGAAGATGTCGGTCTTGGAATAACAGTAAGCTCTTCGGTCTCCTGGTCAATCCAAACCACAGCCAAACCAACATCGATAGCGTCATTGATAACATCGGGAACTAGCACGTTGTCAATTTGGACAGCTGGGATGCGTCCGACAGTTGGTTGAGAGTTAGCCGAAAGTCCTATCCCGGTTTCAAGGGCAATAAGTTCAAACACGTCATCAGTAGTTGCATAGCCGGCTGGAAGAATTGTTGTATCCCAATCTGCGATTCTAAGGTTTACCAAAGACTTGTAAATGTCATAAGCAGTTATGCGAATCAGGTTTGGGCCATCAGGGTAATAAGTGACATCAATTGTGTCGATGTAGCCAACAAATAGAACTCGGTCAATTTCTTCAGAATCTAGGCGAACTCTAATCTTTGTATTGGCTCTAATGTTCTTGTTTACGGTTGGATCTAGATCGTAGCTTTGTAGAGTTAGGTTAGCTGTGGCCGGTTGAGGCTGGAAGTAAATGGCGTCATTTATAGATCCACCGATTGAGATAGATGCGTTAGCAGTTTCGCAAGCAACGTCTTGCCACTTTAGTCCCAAGCTTGGAGCTAGAA